ATGGCGTCCGATTCCGCAACGATAAAAAGCAGTTGCCTATTGTCGATTCGCACAACGATAAGACGGTACGCAATGTCTTTGGATCGATTCGCAACATCGTTATCGAGGGCGGTGAGTTGCTTGGCTTGCCGGATTTCGCAAGCGATGCGGACTCGCAGATTGTCGCGACAAGATACACCGAAGGCCACCTAAACGACTTCTCGATTGATGCGCAGATCCTAGAGCGTCAATTCATCCGAGAGGGGCAAACGTACACCACTCGACAGGGCAAGGTGATTGAGGGACCAGCGGAAATCGTTACCGCTTGGGAACCTCATAACGCTTCGATCTGCGCAACGGGCGCAGATCCGAATTCTACTGTTAGACGGTCTTACGACCAGGAAAGGGTTGAGAGAATGGACGAAAGCCTATTGGCAACACTTAAAGGGCTCGGGTTGCCAGAGGGCATGACCGATCCAGACCAGATCATTATTTTCCTCGCAGGCAAGGCGGCAGGCCAAGCCGATTCGGACGATCCTCCGATGGGGCAAGTCGAATTGATGGCCGACAAAAAGCCCGAAGAGGCTATGCGGGCCGAGACCCCACCAGCCGAAGACACCGAAAAGAAAGTCGAGGCCGAAGTTGCAAGACAACTCAAAGCCGCCGACGACCGACGCAAGACTATCGTTGCCCACTGTACGCTTGCAAAGCTTGAGCGAAGCTTTGCAGACGCTTTGGTTGACGATCCATCCGTGACAGTTGAAATCGCTCAAGAAAGGATCATCCGAAAGATGGCCAGTCAACCACTAGGCGGGGCCGTCGAGGGCTCGCACATCGGCTTTGGTGAATCAGAGCAAGACAAGTTTGAAAACGCGGCAAAGGCTGGGTTTACTCAGCGATGCTTCCAGGGTACGGTAAAGCGAACGGCCGCACCCAAGGCAGAAGGGGCTAGCCACTTTGCTAACCTCGGCGTCTATCGGCTTGCCGAAGCTTGCGTGCGTCGAATGGGCGTCGACCCTGAGAAGCACACCAAGAAAGATATCGCACGAATGGCGATGGGGCACGCTCCAACCCTTAACATGGTCAAGCGCGGTTTGGCCGATGCGTACCACACAACCGGATCGTTTCAAAACATCCTGTTTGACGGGCTCAACAACACGTTGAGGGCGGCTTACGAAGAGGCCCCTTACACTTGGTCCTCTTGGGTCCGGCAGCGTCAGAGCGTCGAGGACTTCAAGGATATTCACGCTACCCAACTGAGCGAATTCCAGAATCTGGAAGTCGTCCCCGAGGGCAAGGAATACCCTGAAAAGAAACTCAGCGACCGACGCAAGACCTACAACATCGACAAGTTTGGTGCGAACTTCTCGGTGACCTGGGAAACGATTATCAACGACAATCTTGACGCGTTGTCCCGCATCCCATCGATGCAAGGCGTTGCGGCTCGACGTACTCAAGAGCAACTTGTTTATGACACGTTCCTCTCGAATCCAATGATGCCCGATGGCGTTGTCTTGTTTTCCGCATCGCACGCAAGCGGGCGAAACATTACCGCCACCACGGCAGCGGCTCCAAGCGAAACGACGCTTGACGAGGGCTTTGAGTTGATGGCCAAGCAGAAGGGCCTCAACGGATCGGTGCTTAACTTGGTCCCTTCGGTGTTGCTTGTGCCTCAGCGGTACGCATCGACGGCATTGAGGATCACGAACAGCCTTTCGTTCGCACAGACCAACGGCAACGAGGGAATCTCTAGCCTCTACGGTGTCAATGGCGTTCGACCGTTGCAAGTTGTCGCTACGGCGTTGCTTGACAACAACAACGCTACCAACTGGTATCTGATTGCGTCGAATTCGGTAGTTGACACCGCCGAAATCGTCTTCCTCCAGGGCGAAGAATCGCCAGTGCTGGAAAACGAATGGACCATGCTCAGTGACAAGTACGACTTTAAGATCCGTCAATCGATGGGTTGCGCGATGATCGATCACGTTGGGTTCTACTCGAACCGCTAAGCGATCGAATGATTTATAGCCCCTGGGCGATTGCTTGGGGGCTTTTTGGGACGGCAACAACATTCACAAAACAGGAAATAAGAACATGGCAGGCATGAAAGATTTCAAACCGTACTTCGATGACTTCATCGGACCAGCGGTATCCTTTCCGACTTCGGCAAACATCGCTTCTCCTTGGGTCTATACGATCACTGGGGCGGCTCCTCCGACAGCACAGCGGAACAACGACCGAAAGGTCTTGACCCTTACGAGTGCGAGTCAAATTCAGATCCTCGGCGGCGGTCACGGCGATGCCTTGGCGTTCGACGTCGACGACGTTCAGCGGGTTGTTATGCGGGCTCGAATCGGGGCAGCTACCTTTACCAGCGGCTCCATCCTGGTATTCGGATTGGGCTCGGCTCGAAACGACACCGCCGACGACGTAGCGGCTAACGCTTGGTTTCGCATGGAAGGGGCCAACAGCACTACGCTTGTTTACGTCGAGACCGACGATTCGGTACGTGACAATAACGACGTTTCGACGGGCGTGACCCTTGGGACCACGTACAAGGAATTCGTGATTGACTTCACCGGCGGCAAGCAGGATGTTAAGTTCTACATTGACGGCCAGCGAGTCGCAGCCTCGACGACCTTCGACATGTCGAGCTACACGGCAGGGCTCCAGCCTATCGTTCAACTCCAAAAAGCGGCGAACACGAACGCCGATGTTTTCGAGATGGACTACATCGAAATCGACGGCAAGCGGGTCTAATCCGTGAGCCTGCACGATACCATTATCGAGGATGCCAAGAAGGTATTCGCCAACCCGCAAGACTTCGCAGAATCGATCGTTTATTACAAAAGAAACGGTCGGTCGAGGAAGATAAACGCGGTTGTCATTCGCGAGGCCCTTGGCATCCTTCCCGAGGATGGTGACGTTGTTTATCCGATGTTTGAAATCCACGTTGCTAACGATCCCTCTGAGGGAATCGCAAGCGACGAGCTTAACTTGGGCGGCGATCAATTGGAATTTGCGGATCGAGTCGGCCAGCCACCAAAACGCCACTCAATCCTAAAGCTACTCAGTCACGATGAAGGGATGCTAGTCCTAGAATGCCGTTAGCAGTCGTTGAGAATATCGCTGTTGTCTTGAAATCGCGTCTCGATGCGATGATTGATAACGCTACGTACTCAACGGCAGTTAGTGAAGTACAGCGACCGAATCGATTCGCCAACTTTACGCCGATTCATAATCAGATCGTTCTTACGCAAGGGCCAGCCGAGCGAGTACCTGATTTGGATCGACCCGGCAACCCTCCAGCCAATGCGATGCGGCAGACCTTCAATATCCACTGCCATATCATGCAGGATGAACGCGGGACCGAAACCATTGACGAACTCCTAAACGCCTTTCATGCCGACGTCATTAAGGCCGTCTGCAATGGCTCTAGCACTTGGCACACGTTCGGCGGCAACGCGATCGATGCAACTTGGGGCAGCATTCAATTTATCGCGGCAGACGGCGGGATAGATGGCTTGACGATCCCGCTACAGATCACTTGCCGATACTCCGAGGACGATCCAACGGAGTTGCGAAACTAATGATTAACGTCACGGTCGATCAAGAATCGTTGCGGCAGATGAAAGCCAATCTAGGGGCCTTCGGCGAGCATTTGCCGAGGCATCTAGCAACGGCGGTAAATCGGGCGGCTAGGTCCGTTCGAGTCGAATGCGCTCAAGCCTTGGGGCCTTTGGTGAACCTCAAGGTGAGCAGCGAGAATAAAGGCATCGTCAAGCAGTTTAGCAAGGCTAAGACGCTAAAGAAAACCATCAAGCAAAAGAACAAAGCGACCCCGGGCAATGCGGGTGTTACTATTGGACTTTGGGAAGGGCATCACTTCCCGGTCAAGTATTTCGAGGGCAAGAGCTACAGCCGAAAGCGTCGCGGCAAAATCAAAAGCCTTGGGGCGCAGTACAAGTCGAGCGTAGGCGGCGGCTGGACAGTGGTTCAAGATGGCTTTGTGGCGTCGCGATGGCGGGGCGATATTTATAAGCCGGCAGCGGAGGGATCTCGCAAGCTACTTAGGGTGCTTGGCAAAAGACCCGGCGATTTCTTCCGAGAGGGAAACATCGGGGAGATTGCAGGGGCCAAAGCACGCGAACGGCTACCCATTGAAATCAATCGACGGCTACGCGAAATCACACTGGCGGCAAGCGGCAAAATCAAACTCACGGCAGGCAGGCGAAAAAGAGACACAGGAGCAGGGTTAGACTAATGACACTACTAAAACGCAAGCGGGTACTAGCAGCGAAGATCGAAGCTACTCCAGGCACAGCCGAAGCATTGACGGCAGCGGAGGCGTCTTTTAACTGCTACGAAATCGCCATTCAGCATGAAATCGAGACCGAAGCCCGAGAGGGCCAAGGATCTTTCGGGATGCGACCGTCTACCCCAGGCGGATACAAGGGCAAGGTGACGTTTAAACACGATGCAAGCTGGGACGGGACCGCAACCGAACCAACTTGGGCCGATACGTTCCTACCGGCTTGCGGATGGGTCAAGGCCGGCCAAGTGTTCACCCCTCGCACAGAGGCCCCAGGTACGAACGTCAAAACCTTGACGATTGCAGTCTACATCGACGGCAAGCGCAAGACTTTGCGGGGATGCGTTGGCACGTTCAAGATCAATTGCATGAGCGGCAAGACGGCGGTTGTCGAATTTGAATTTGTCGGCATCTGGGATTCGCCTACCGACGTTGCGATCCTCGCGCCGACTTACCCAACGGCTAGCCCGTTGCGATTTGCTTCGAGCGTGACAACCTGGAATAGCGTTGACCTTGCGGTGGAATCGATGGTGCTCGATTCGGGTAACTCGATGTTACTCAGGGAAGATTCGAGCGATGTTTCCGGATTCAAAGCGGGCTTGATTTCCAACCGAATCGTTAAGATCACGGGCAACCCTGAGGCCAAGCTAGTTGCGACTCAAGACCGATACGGCAAGCTTCTCGATATGAGCGAACACGCTTTAACCTTCGACATCGACGGGCCAACGAATTCCAAGATCACAATCGCGGCTCCAAAGGCTCAGATTGTGGCGATCAGCGAAGCCGACCGGGAGAATATGGTTGTCGACGAAATCGAGTGGCAAGCCAACCGCAACGGCTCGACGGCAGACCAAGAATGTTCGATCACCTTTACCGCAGCGACCTAACACGGAGAGACCATGCCAATTTTCCTAGAGCCAGATCAGAGTTTCCCGGTCTGGTTGGAATCTGACAAAGACAAGCCCGAAGAATCAAGACCTACGTTTTTCGTTCGCTCGCAATCGATGCGAAACCAACGAAAGGTGCTTGAAGTGCTTGACGTTATCCACAGGCCCGGCGTGACGGTCGATCAGATTTTCAATGAGACCGTCGAGCAACTTAAAAAGGTGCTTGCTGGTTGGTCGAACATGAGCGGCATCGCGTTTGGCCCCGAGGTTATCGAGGACGTTTTTACGTTGACGGAGGCTAGGGAATTGCTCCGCTTGGTTGCCTACAATCAGCGAATGGACACAATCGAAAAAAAAGGCTGAGGG